TCCCTGGAACTCCTTAGTCCATTCTTTTGCTCGCAATAAAGTGGTGGAGCTAAAAGACTTCACGCACCCCAGCAAGTACAAGTCAACCCAGGAGAAACTGGAATGACTTCCAACCGTTTTCGTTCGCTAGACATCCATGCGATAACCGTAGAAAACGCAGAGGAGACTCTGCCGGAATCCCTATACAGACAAGTAGAAGAGTTCTTTCCTCCTGGAGGGTCTTTTGATACAGGATGCCTCAGGCGTTATTTGGAAAACATTAAAAACTACGAAGAGGAGGACGCCAATTCCAACATGACCTTGGCCAACCGACTCCGACTAGCTTTTAAGGACATGACCCCAGACACGATCTGTGGCAAATTTCCGCAAGCAGAGTTGCCCCTCAAGCGCAGGCTGCGTTGCGTTGCGGAATATCTTATCCGATCAGGCGAGTTTGACAAATTACGTGATGAAAATGGAAAACTTGTCAAAAAACGTGGAAATTTAGGTAAGCTTGTCGTAATTTATAAACCGCTTCCTAAACTGTTGGAAGCATTGTCCCGTCAAGGATTGTTGGAAGGATGGACCGCCGAGAAAAACTAATCCATTCCGCCTTGAATGGAGACATTAACGATACCAGCGCCAAGATGCTGGATCAGACTGTCCGTTTCATCCTTGGTGACATGGGCTCCATGTACCTGAAGTTCTGGGATGCGGAAGGTCCGGGTGTGATCTGCTTCCAACCAGAGCAGGAACGCAGCATCCTTTATATGACACTAGAAGAATTGCATAGTGCCCAGGAAGCTTGTGAGTCTGAAAACAAGGGTGACTTGGCTGAAACCTTCCGGCGGATCCTAGAGGCTGCTCAAAAGATTGACCCACAAGAAAAAGCTGGATACATCGTTAACGATAAGGATGGAATGCGATATCTTGAAATTGATTACAACCGTGTCGTCGATAGCAAATGAGTGTACGCCGCGTAACAGGACGCAAGGAAGATCTCGAGTTAATCACACCACCAGATCTTGTGGAATCAGCGCACACGCTGATGGGTGGTATTGATTTAGATCCTGCTAGTTCCAGGGCTGCCCAAGAGTTTGTTCAGGCTGATCAGTTCTTTACTCCACAGGATGATGGACTCAATTGCCAGCAGTGGCACGGAAAGGTTTACCTTTTCCCTCCCAGTGGTTCCTACTTCTTTGATAAGAAAAATGATCGGTGGAAGATGACCAGGGCTTCGTCTGGAACCTTGGTTTCCTCTCATGCGGTTTGGTTTCGCAAATTGTATCGAGCTTGGCTTGCCAACGAGATCGAACAGGGACTTTATTTCACCAACTGTCCGGACATGATCCGGTACGAACAAAAAATCTTTGATTTCCCAATGTGCATTTTGCGTACTGTCCCTACGCTCATGAAAAATTCTAGTGAGGGACTAAGTACACACCGCACCTGTACTTCGTTTCTGGTCTATCTCCAACCACAAACCAACTCTGCGGCTGCCACACAGAAATTTATTGACATATACGAGGAAAAAGGGCGCGTAATCTACTGAACCCGGTATAGTTAAAGACGATTAATGGGATCTATGGGAATCCTCTGCGACGCCGAGATTAAAAAATTTGCTATCGAGCAAGGGATGATCGAACCCCTCACCGATCATCTGGTGAATGAAGAGAATGGTCGCCGTATTTTGAGCTATGGACTTAGCTCTTACGGTTACGACATCCGACTTTCACCGAAGCAATGCTTGATTTTTGGTCGCATCCAAGAAGGTGTGTCTGATCCCAAGGACTTTAATCCTAAGATTTTGAGTGAAGCTGAGCTATTGGAAGATGAGAAAGGCCAATACTTCCTTCTTCCTCCCTACGGTTATTGCTTAGCAGTTGCAGAAGAACGTCTCAAATTGCCCCAGGATGTCACAGTGATTGCCATGGGCAAGAGCAGTTACGCCCGCTCTGGCATCATTGCCAACATTACCCCTGCCGAGGCTGGTTGGGAGGGCTACCTGACGCTTGAGATCAGCAATGCGACGGGGCAGTTCAATCGCATCTACGCCAACGAGGGCATCATTCAGCTCTTGTTCCTCCGTGGCACTCCCTGTGAAGTCTCGTACCAGGACCGCAAGGGCAAGTACCAGAACCAGGCACAAGAAGTCGTCTATTCGAAGGCTTGATTATGCAGCTTCATGACCTCGAGCAACGGTTTCAGATCCTAGAACTCCTGGAAAAACAGGTTGTTTTCCTTGAAAATCAGGAGCTGTCCTCCGCATTTTCAAAGTTCCGCTCTGAAAATAGCCAGTGGGTCCTTACTGAGATTCAAAACTTACTAGAAGAACTCCAGAATGTTTTGGAACTAGAGGACCTTAATACCAACTGGTATTAGTAACCGTAGAAGGTGCCAAAACTTCCCCTAGGCTTGCGAGCATAGTTCGTGCTTCCTGCTTGGGGGAACGTATCGCCTTTGCTTGGAACTTCTGATCCAGCAATACTGGCCGGGTTTTGGGGTGTCTCACCACGAATTGTTGGCTCTGCAATAGAAGCTTGCTGTTTGTATTTGCCAGCGGTCTTAGCTGCCTTGATGAAACGACCAACCCTCTCTTGCTTGTCATTAATAGCTTCTACATCACCACGTTCAGACTCTTCAATACGACGTAAATCCGTGTCGTAAGCACGTTCTGGGTGTAGATCCGAAACCTCTGACCCTGAGCTACCAGAGTCCTGCCGAGGATCGTATACCGGGTCGAAAATTCTTGCCATGATACTATTGTAGAAGGAATAATTCAAGACTTATATCCCATGTACCACGGTGATTCGGCCGGTTTCTTGGATAGCTTCGTTCAAGACGAAGTCAAGAAACGCTGTTTGTCTATTGAAGACTTTGGTCAGCCGCTCGCAAACGAAGAAAATGATGTACCCTTATATGACATGTACAACCGTGGTCTAGTTGCATGCGAGCAGGGGCTAGAAAGGAATCCGTTGAATCTCGAGGGAGCACGTCCTGGAATGACGGGGTACATTCCGTCGATGGAGGAGGGCTTGGCAATGGGAGCAGCACCTCAACCCAAGACTCTGGTTCTGGAACTGGAAGAACCCTCGGAGGAGATGAAGGAGGAATCTCTCAAGCGACGTGGTTTGCGCCGGTAGACGAGATTAGTGAGTGCCCAGGTGGCGTCTGTCCTGTGCCCTGGGCGGTAAAAGAGGAGCCTCCTGTGATCCAGGTTGATGAGGTCAATCATCCGCCTCATTACACCGATGGTGGTATCGAGTGCATTGAAGGGATTGAAGCTCAGCAAACCCTTGAAGAATTCCGTGGTTACCTCAAGGGCAATGTTGTTAAATACCTTTGGCGGGAACGTCACAAAGGTGGGCTTCAGTCATTAAAAAAGGCCCAGTGGTACCTGGACCGTCTTATTCAGTTCGTAGAAGCTCAGAACGGCTGACACTCTTCCTCATCGTCGTCGTCTTCGTAACCTGCGCAGGCGGCGGCGAGTTCTTCTAATTCCAGGTCAGTGGGAACATCGAAGTTGAGTTCAATGTTTTCATCTGCCAATATTTCTTTGACTGCATGCCATTCCATCAGTCGCTGGTGGTAGAGGTTGAGCAGCGCGTAATACAGCTCATCCCAAGTCATTTCTTGGGCGGCCATTTCAGCCTTACGCATGGAGAACTGGAGTTCCAAGGGCAATTCGAATTGCCTGGGTTCAACTTGCCTCTCCATCTCGTCCTAGCGACTTTGATAGGAATATTCTAATCCTAATTAGCAAACAAGGAATCTAGCTCTTCAGAACAAAGCGGAATCCAGGGACTTTCCGAGATCCGAAAGTTGTTTGCAAACTCTGCTAGCACATACGGATTGACGTTTTCTTCCAGCATCCGGATAGCCCTGACTTGATGTGGTGCAGCGGAGTAATTGCGAAATGCTGTCATCAATACCTCTGTTGAGGCCCAGGGATTGCCGTCAATTTCTCGGAGAAATAAAGAGACTTCTTCTCGGCGTCGATCCAAGAGACCGCCAATTACCTCATGATTCTCGTCAAAAATCCAGCTCATCATCTCCTCTGCTGCTTCAGGGAGATCATCGCGTTCAATGGCGTCGACAATACTGCTGTACAGGAAAGGAGTCCAGCCAATGGAGTGAACAAACGAAATCAATGCCTGCTCCATGGAGTGATCAAGGTTTAGATTCAGATCATCCAGGAGTGAACAGATTGTCTTTACCTCCTGGAACAGATACTCCAGAGCTTTCTCTTTTGTACACCACTGCCCTTGCTTAACGGGCGTACCGTCTGGGTAGTACTGAGTACCATAGCCGACAGTATATCTACCATCGTCCCCAGACGGATATGCTTTTTCGCTAAAACCTTCGTACTTACGAATAAGTTCTACAGCTTCCCGAAATTCGCCCATGGGAATACAACAAGTACTCCCATATTACACAAATAAAAAGACAATCAGCCTTGTCCGCGTTTCTTTTTGCGGCCATGATTTGCTTTTGAATGGAGGCCTTGACCCTGACGAGTCTTTTTAGGCTTGCCAGCTGTGAAGCCACCGCCTTTCTTCATTTTCTTCATGGGGAAGGAACCTCGCTAATCTACCATTTAACGCGATGCGACCAATATCGGGCAGACATCTTGTCGGGATTCGGATCTTGGGCATTGTGCCGGGCGTAGTAAGACCTCTTACGGGCCTTGTCCTTTTCTGTGGTTGGGTTTTTGCCTGCGCCTTCTACACCTTGTTGGCCAAACCGTACGATCTTTTCCTCGCCTCCTTCACAAGCTTTAACAACGTGTGATTTAGTGGCGTGGCCAGGAGTACGACGAGGCTTGTTGCACTCCATGTCATCCTTGGCAAGCTTGGCTGCCTTAGCTGCCTTTTTACGTTTATCTGACATTAGAGACCTTTGAACATGGAAGTGAACTCACCGAGGAATTTCTGACCTGCATCAGACATGTAGTCTTCTTCCTCTTCGTCGTCTATACCAATTTTAAAGTAGCTTGTGAATTTTTCAGCAGGTGATTCTTCTTTTGCTTCTTTTTCTGCTTCTGCCTGGTAATCCGGGAAAAAGCTTTCAATCGTACCAAGAGAGGCAAACGGATCAGAAAGATCAAGACCATAAGCTTCTAGTGCTTCATCTTTGCCTGCTTTTGTCAATGTTGCCATTTCACTGCGATCTAAGTCAGGAAAAAAGTTCTCATAAAACTCATCTTCTGTACCTTGGTAACCCGCCTGTTGAAACGTTGCATATAATTGTGTTGTTGGCTTCGCCATTTCATCTTTATAATCTTCTGGTCTTTCGATATATGTAACGCCAAGAATTTCTTGTGTTGGTCTTTGACGTTTTTCATTCAAGTATTTAATCTCTTCACGGATCTCTTGTGCGGAGCCAGTTCGCAAGGTCTCGATAATATATTCCTTCAATTCTTCGATGTTCCCAGCAAAATCTTGGAGCCCATAGCGCTGCAAGACCTCTTTCCATTCATCAGGAGTTTCTGCAGGATCCAGGCCTCTTAACATTTCATCCGCAAATTCTTCTGGTGTAATGAATTGACCGAATACCGGATCACCCTTAAGTGCTTCTTCTTCCATGACAGGAAGAACTGTGTCATAAATAAAGTCTTTAACTTTGCCAGCGTTTACGATGTCTTCTGCCGGATCGAAACCTAAGCCTTGTCCCTTCACCTCAAAGTGCATGCGGGCAAACGCAGCTTGATTATTGATGTCAATGCCAAATCGATAGGCTTGTGCCTGCCAGTATGGATCACCAGCTTTTGCTTTCTCCCAGTCTTCCGCAACAGTGTTTCTTTGTTTTTCATACGTCGCTTGGTTGTAACTGTCTGTGATGGGATTGAAGTAGAAATTGGGGTCAAATGCCCTGGGGCCTTCTAGCTTGATGTCATCTAAATACTTTTGTGTGTACTGTTGACCTAGTAGTTTCAGGGCATCGTAAGAGTCTTGAGTTTGGAAGGGGTTCTTTTCTTCTTGACGAACATCAAGGTATTCAACAAACTCATCCATAGAACGAGCTGTGTTGAAACGTGGCATCAAATACTCATCAATGTAGTCACGAGCAAATTGAGCCTCAATGTTCATGGCTTGGGTTTTATCTCCAGCCGTGTATGACAAAGCCAGGGCTCTATCTTTCTGTTCATCCAGAGTCCTAATATCAGCCTCAAGGCGTGAACGAATTGGTACAAGCGTCGTTTTGGCTCCATCTCCTGGATCCCCTTTGATCACATCAAGGATTGTTTGGCCTTCTGTTCCTTGTTTTTGCAGAAAATCAACCAATGCCTGTGAGTTGGTAAAACCAGCCCTAGTTAAAAACTCTTCGCTGAACTCGCCTTTAGCTATGTCATAGACTTTTCCCTTGGTTAATTCACTGGTAAAAGCGTCAATAATATCTTTTTTTTCTTCCAGAGGCTCAAAAAGTGTGTAGTCAATTCCGTATTTCTCTTTAATAGCCTGATCAAACCACTGCTGCCAGTTGTAACCAACATTGTTACGCATTCCCGTTACGTTACCAAGGGCACCAAGCAGATCTTCTTCTGCTTTACCGGCTGAGGTGAATGAAAGAATTCCTCCTACACCTGTATCTCCCAGGATGGAGTTGGCAAGTGTTTCGTTGATGTTGAAGATCTCGTTAAAACCCTGGAAACCCTTGTAAAAGCTCAGCATTTCTTGCTCAGCTTTTACCTTTTTCATTTGATCAATTGTTTCTTTAAGTATGCTTTGGTTCAGTGCTGCAAACTTTTTGATATCGACTTCAGCTTTAGCGCCGATTGCATCATTGATTGCTTGTTCCAGTTCTGTAATACCACTACCGGCGTTGATGTTGTAGTTAAGAGCAATTTGCTTGTCTTGCTCACGGTCTGATAAACGGAACAAAACAGCAAACTCGTCTGCGTTCTCAACGTCTAGATACTTCTCTTTCGCCAGAGCTGTCCAGTATGGATCTCCTTGACGTGCCTTGGTCCATTCGTTATTGACCTCTGTGATGTTCAGAAGACGTTGAGTGATGGTGTCCTGGTCCACACCAAGCTGCAAGTCACGTATCTGCTGGATCTCAGCATCGGTTGGTCCTTCTTCTATGTAGGAGTTTGCCTGCGCAGTGGCTTCCTCTGGGTTACCGCGTAGACCTTGTGCTTTACCAATGTTGGTGTAGTGCTGCCAGTAGAAGTTGTTTTCGCCATATCGCTCGATGATGTCAAGGTCATCATTAGCAACAGCTTCTGCATAGGCTTTTGCAAGCTCTGGATTCTGCTCTTTGTAGTATTTAGGATCAAACGTTCCAGTAACAGCGTCTGGCTTAACACCAGCTTGGTTAATTAGATAGTCTGCATAAGGAGGCTGCACACCTAATTTGGTATCCCATACCTCCAGCTTTTCTGTCTTGTAGAAATCTTTATACTGAGCCTTGATGTAATCAACTAACTCTTTTGCTTCATCTGGTTTGACACCAGCGTTGATGAGGTCTTGTTCGTTGAGTTTATCTCTTTGACTTACGTAGTCTCCTCCGTTAGTTGAATTAACAATCTGAAGGGTTTTGTTGTAGTAGTTATTGCGAGCAGTGTTGCTGGTATTTAAGTAGGTATGTTCTTGATTAAGAAGTGTGTTCTTTTCATTAAGATCTATAGCCTCTTTGTTTAGTTTGTCATTCCCTACGTTTAATTCATTATTTGCCTGATTTTTGGCAATATTTTTCTGGTTTAAAAGGTAATTGGTTTCATTAAGCTTTTGGTTGGCTGCGTTGGTGTTCGCATTTGCAATGTTGGCGTTGTAGTTGTCATTGTTTAATTTTGCATTGGCATCGTTCGTCGTTTTGTTTGCAGCGTTTGTTGCGGCATTGGCTGCATTTTTTTCTGCATTCTCGTTGTTCTTATCTCGTATGTTTCTTACGCCTCCGATGTGGTCATTTGCATAGCTGTTTAGCCGATGCTTGGGAACACCTGCATTCTGAAGAGCCCTGTACAGAGTTGCCTTGACGCCAGTAACTTCGTAATCGTCACTGCTTTCCCCGTCTCTTATGGTGTAAACATGCCTGTCTCCAACAACTGGAACAAATTCAATCTTTACTGTTCTGCCATTTGGTAAATCAATCTTCGCGCTATATGTCTTGTTTGTATTGAGATTGGTTTCGAGATTAGTCGGCAGATTTGTTGGATGATCAAACTTTAAATTTGTAGGAAGATTCGTTGCATAGTTTGTAAGGTAATCGGTTTTGTAATTCGTCTTATAGTTGGTAGGACGATCAGTTTGGTAGTTGGTTTGATAGTCGGTTTTATAGTCCGTTTTTTCCTGGGTAACAACCCACGACAAGGTTCTGGGATCGTATGCAATACCCATATCAGTTTTTTATTCGATCATATTATCTTATCAAGCTTAGACCGCAAATCTTGGTTGGGCTCCAGGGCTGGTGTAGGCGTGTAGATCGATGATCTCCTGGGACATCCAGTTCTTGATGCGTTGCAGTTTAATCTCACAAAAAAAGTCTTGTTCTCGGTACCATTCCTCCATACAGCTGCTGGCCTTGTTAGCGTTGCACCTACGGCAGGCAGGTACTAGGTTATTGCGATTGCTGGAACCAGACTTAAACCTGGGAACAATGTGATCAAGGGAGGTGGCGGGCTCATCGCAATAGCCACACTTGCAGTCCCAAGCGTCGTAGATAGATTGTCTGAAACGTCGTTTTGCTAACTTCGGAGTTAATTCAATGAGCAGGGCGAGGGGATCCTGTTCACAGTTGAACATACTCTTTAGTTGCCGTTAATTTATTCTAATTTCCCCATACATGTAGCCGACCAAACTAAAGAGATAAAACTTTGCTTAAGCCTGTTGACAGGTGCTTGACTCTTGATACGGTATACGAGTACGCGTTTCAACGCCACATCATGACTAAGGCACGGGGATGGGTCTCTGCTCAACGGGCAGAAGAACTCCTGGGCATCGATCGCAAAACCCTATTTCAGTACCGTGATAACGGTACCCTGAAGCTGGGTCCTCACTTCGCAGCCTTTCCTGGTTGCATGTCACGCGACAGCTATCGCTGGAACGTGGAAGCCGTCAGGAAGCAACTGCGTAAGCAGGGACTGATGCCTGTTGCTGCTTGAGTTGTCGGTAATAGCTCTTGCGCAGACGGTGCGCGAGTAGCAGATCGGTGATGTTGAAGCTTACCTGCTGATGCGCCATCGCTCTGTAAAGGGATGCAGAGAGTGGGTTCCAGCAGCCTTGCAGCTTGTGAGGCTGCTTTTCTTTGAGCTGAAACAAGAACACCCACTGTGGATGCAGCGGGCGGATGGGACGCTTTTTAGTTGTCAATACGATAGCTGTTCCGTCCCACCGATAACCACTCTCTAGCTCTTCTGGCTTAATGCCATAGGTAGCGATCATGCCATAGAGCCAGGCAATTCCCTTAGAGCCACGGCGGCTTTCCAGCTGGAAGAACTCGTCAACGATCCGCTGGTCTAGTGGCGGTGCGTGAGTCATGGCTGAGATGAGCTGTGCTTGTACGAACCATATCCAATGGTCGTTCCAGCTCGCAAGGGGTAAAGGATTCCTTATTAAGTCTCGTGAGACTTAATATAAGTATACAATATTAAGAATTCTTATGCTACTCAGGCACTACGCCGCTTGAGAATGCGTACCAGGCCAAACCGATTGCTTCCATGCTCGAGATTTCTCCAGAGACAAACGGAAGGTTCACCACGTCACCAGGGTGATAAACCGTTGGGATGCCACTGGCCTTGATTGGGCTAAATCCATATTTGCGTACGTCAATTTGCTCAGGTGACAAAGCAAACGTTCCGTCGACAATTTCTCCAAAGTCCGCCATTACACTGCAGGCCTCCCGCCTTGAGAAGGATTGTATTCTGTTCCGTTTTTATCGTACATTCGGAATCCGGTCATCAACACAAACGTTGATGGAACATTAAACAACTTCTGCATCATTGGCATCATCATCGGTGCTTGACAGTTGTATGGAGGCACGTCCATTAAAGATAAACCGCGTCTAGCTAACTCATAACCAGCCTTCTGGTTCTCCTTCTCTGTGTCCTCTACGAGTTTTTGTTCCCATTCCACTATGCTTCCAATCTCAACCGGGAGATCAGAAGGCTCAGGAGGAAAAACTTTCTCTGCAAATTTCATTGCATAGATGTGCTTGCAGTAACGCAGCTCATCCAGCAGTGGCGTCCAGTTGTCGGTGAGAGACGTAATAGTGAATGATCCATCACCGTTGGGAGACGTTGTGTAATCGTTGTAGTTGGGAGGGCCTTCCGCTCTGGCACCTTCTAGAGACGGCAATGGGTTATTTCTTGTGTAGGTTTTACCAAAATCTCTGAATACACCAGGGTTGTCTCTGATTGTTCCAGGGACCGTCTGTGTGTTTGGAGTGATGGTTGGTGGGACGTTGTATTCAGCCGCAGGGGCAATCACTTCCATCTGACGATTGACTGTCGCGCTTGTCATGGCGCTGTTGTCGACCACGCCCCTGAGACGCATGATTTCACGGCGCCCAGGCTTGACAGTTGAAACCTTGGTACGTGGAAAGATCTTTTGATTTCCGTTGCCAAGGCCCATCATGTACGCATAATCTCTGCGTGTGAAGTCCTGGCACGAGCAGCAGTAGCGCGTCCCTGTCATCAGGTATCTCCCTACGTTTGGAGGTCTGCTTGCTGGTGTTTGGAGGGCGCCATCAGGCGTGGATTCAACCGAGCCTTGTTTTTGCAGCTTTAAGATCCCATTGACTTCATCGGTCGAAACAAGAACTGCTTGGACGTACCCGTACCGTTTCTGGGTTGTAGGGTCGATTGTCTGACTGTTGATCGGGGTGCCACCAACGGTAATGATCCGGTCTTCTAAAATCTCTCCATTAATCGGATATTGCTTGGGCACTGGCCCTACAGGGGGAATGAACAGAGGGGCTGGAAGGGGATTGGCTGCACTCCAGTCGCCACTTATAGTGACGTACCAGTAGTTTTCATCCTCTGTGACGGACAGAATCGGAGAAGGATCTCCGTCTTTATCCCGGATGTTATCGAAGCGTAAACTACCTGCGATACGCACACCAGCCCAGTGCATTCCTAGTTCTTTGTTCGTGGTTGGAAAACCCTGGAATGCACCCGGAATCTTGGGTGGGTTTGCACCAGGGGGTATTACGGTTCCTGGAGGCAGAGGGATGAGGTAATCAAAAGGATAGCTGTAGACCTCGGTGGCAATACTGTGAGAGTAAATTTCAAACCCACGCCTCCACCTAGACCAAGCCGATTCCCTGTTGGACGAATAAATAGAATCCGGAACTGAGCCTTTAGAGAACTCAGTCCGGATTGGAGTTACATTTTTAGGGGTCATCGCTTCTGAGCGAATGAAGTCCCCAAATGAGTTGCCTTTGGAATTACGGGCTACTCCAAAGGAGTTTCCACGTTTTGCCATCGTTAGAAGAAGCCGCCTTGTGCCGTGACGTGAGCACCAGGGTTGTAACCGGAGATGTTGGGACCATCTGGGAACACGCCAACATAGATGCGATCGCCACGCTCCAGGTAAATACCACGGTTGCGTAGGGGAGCGCCGTTGCCAAGTCCAGTGGTGTTACCAGCGGAAACTACGGGAGTAGCCAGTTCAGGCATTACATCCGAGCAATCAACACGCTGAGTGTTGGCTGGCACCTGTTTGGCAAACAGAACTTTGTAGTCACCAGAGGCGGGGACAGGGGTCGTCGTGCCACGGGTGTGGTAAAACACAAAGGTGACTTTAGGCTGGTAGCCATAGTTAACACCGTTGTAAAAGAAGCCGCTTGTGGTGCCACCGGAGTAAAGCAGCTCAGTATTTACACCGGTCAGGGTAGTCGTACCTGTGTAGGTGTAATAACCAAAACCACTTGCGGCTGGAGTCGAAACAACGCCAGTATCAAAAACGAGGACGACTTGCCCGCTGATTAAAGAGATGACAGTGCCAGAAGTACCAGTAGAGACTGTGTAGTCTGCGTCTCGGTAATAGTCATTACGGACAATAGAAATCGAATCGACAACACCACCATTATTGTTGTCTTCTTCCAGGGCAGCATCCATATCCACCAGGATGGAAGGAGCCTGACCACCCTGAACGAAGATTGAATTAGTCGTTGCGCTACCCACGGTCTGAGTGGTAATACGCGTGGAATCAAATAACGGCCTGTCGACCAACAGGGGTTGCTTGTTCGTTGATGTACTCGACACGTCTCTAAGTCCTCTTGTTTGTCTATTATACCGAGCCCGGATTCAATCCGAACTCTCGGACAACGCTCATGTATTGATTGAAACCATCGGGATATTTAATGGCTTCTTGATAAAGAGAGGCCGGATCCCGTTGCAGATTTAGGAAGCGTTGGAACGATTCCCCCGACATCGTGTCTTCTTCGTTGGGATAGAACTTAACTTTACTTTTTGCTTTGCTCAATACCTGATAAAAAGGGTTGGTGCTCGCAGCGCCATAAGTGCTGCGATACACCTCACCTGGTAGATACTTATCGGCGTATTCGATATAAGCCATTAGAAGAGTTTGCCGGGATTCTGGAAACCTACCGTGGTGCCGAAAACACCAGGGACTGTGGGGACCTGAAGAGCACTGCGAAGCAATTGCTCCACGATGTTCTCCTTTACGCTGCCGAGTAACGATTCAGCACGTTGCTTGCGCTGTGCAGTCGTCGTCGGATTCTTGGCAACGGGAGCAACTGGGGCTTGGCCACCAAGATCTGCTGGAATGTCTCCCAGGACCCGCTGTGCGTTGGCGTAGTAATCCCCGCCTTTTTTAAAACGGGGCAGCATCGATTGGACTGATGTTCCAAACGAATCTTCCGCCGTCAACGAAACATTGGGATTCCCACCTAATACGGTCGCATAAGCACGAGCGATACCCATGCCCGGCTTGTAGCCACGATCCTCGAAATACTTCAGAACAGCTGGCATCTGACCGGCTCTGGTTTGAGGGCCAGAGATTCCGTACATTTGCTGCTCGTTCTGCCCGAATTGGATCAGACCTTTATGGCGACCACCAGCACCTCCGACGATATTGGGATCCATGTTGGGGCCAGCTTCCAAGGAAAGGAAGGCACCAAATTCGTAGGGGTCTAGGCCAAGCTGCTTGGCCCCACGAAAAATGGCCATCCGTTCTTCTGCTGGAAGAATACCAACACGCTTTGGCGCCACTACTGGTTCCTCCCTTTCAGTTTCATCAGTTCGCGGTAGGCAAGTTCTGGATTGGCTTGAGCCCATTGCATCAGGGCTTCGTTGCTCATCCCAGTAGCACCACCAATTTCTTTCAACTGACGCTGAAGCTCTCCAGTCTGCTCCATGCTCCTACCCAGTTGCTGCTGGCCCGCATAGAAGGAAGGAAGGGCGATACCTGCAGGAGCAGAGTACTGCTGAGCAGCATTAAGTACTTCTTGAGAGAGTGCGCGTTGTTGAACATTTTGGCGTTGTGCGGGAACACCGGCCCCGTTAGATAACGTCCCAGGTGCCACTGGAGCAGCGGGAGGAATCTGTTGTCCGGCACGCCCGTCAATCACCTCTGGAGGAGGGGGAAGAACGGGGGCAGGCGGCGGAGTGCCACCTAATGCTGCGTATTCCGAAAACCTAGATGCTCGATCTAATCTGCCACTGTAATCAGGTGCCAGTTCACCAGGATTGACGACAGGACGATCTTGGATGGGAGTAACGCGAGGATCTTTGCGTGGATCGTAAACAAGTCCACGATCTTGCAGAACACCTAAAAGACCTTGACTTGCTTGAATCATGGGAGTTGGGTCTGCCAGGCCCCAGGCTGCTCCACCAGCGCCCAGCACTGCTGTGCCCCTCAAACCTGTTGCGCCACCAGGAGCAAGGTTGCGGAACACACTGCCAACTTGACCAAAACCAGATTGACCGCTTAAAGCACGCGCTGCTTTTTCTGTAGTGCCGCCAAATTGTTTAATGAACTCCCGACGCAGGTTTGGGTCACGAGCAAACTGGCCACCTGTTTGAATGGCGGTTTGCATTGGGTTGGTCAGAACAGATTGACCAGCACGCAAAGCATTGCCGATGACCGGAGCACGGAGGGCGCCTTCTGCAGTCTGACCAGCAGCACGAGAAAGTTGTGGTGCAATACCAGCAGCTTCTTGAATGGCACGGTTGACCATACCGGTCTGTACGTTGCGAGTCAGTCCGGCTGGCGCATTGGTCAGATCGGAAATCATCCCCGTGAAGCGGGTGGGGATATTACCAAAGTTGGGACCAGAGAAGGCCTGTGGTAACGGCTTCTGCAGTACGCGTTCAGCTTGACCAGCCAGTGCTCTATAGGTCTGGGGATTCGTGACTTTATCTGCAGCAGCTTTCACAGCAGGTGCTGCCTTGGAGCCAAAGCCCTGCACTGCCCTTAGCACTTGAGGGCTGGATTGTGCAAATTGCCTAAGAAATTGCCACATTATCGCCAGTTCTCCATCAGGTAAATACGAGAGCCAACAGCAGTGTCAGCGGGTCCAGGTAAGGCCTGAATAAATTCAGCACCGGATCGTTCGTAGCGATAGCGAGCTTGGAACGGATCTTTGTAGTTAGGAACGTAGAGGATGCCA